TTTCTTTTCTTTTCGTCTTTTTCGTCTTTATCGGCTTTTAAAACATTAATAATATTTTTGTTTTCTTGTGCTAATAAAGGATCGATGAGAAAGTCACCGCAGAGACTTAAAAAAGTTGTGTATTTCATCTTTTACCCTCCTTCTTTTCTTGTCTTAGTACATTGTTTATGCAATGTAAAACATAATACAACTCTCTTTTTGTTAAGCGGTAGTTGGTCATTTCTCTTACTCCGCCCCCTTGATTTACTATTTGTTCAAGCTTGAAACCTCCATAAGCTTGATTAATATGATAATTTCCAATGTTACCTAAAAATTTACCTCCCTTGTCTTTGCTCCATGGTTTCTTCGGTTGGTTGGTAAATTCGTTTAGTATTTCTACTTGATTTTCAAGATGTTCTATTGTTATTCTCATTTTTTTTCTCCTTGTTTATCTATGATAAAAAACTTTATCGATTTGTAAATCGTTATAGTCTTCGTTTTCTATGTTAAAGTGCTTGTTCCATACTTTTAGAAAATCTGCGTCACATTTTAAACTTTGATATTCCGCAGCAATTTTTAAAAGTTCTTTTGCTCTTTTGTTCGTCTCTTCAATTCCTTTAGGGTTACAAGCAAAAAATTTAGAATCAAAATAATCTTTAATTTTTTTATCTAAATCTATGCCCTGCAACTTTTCAACTTTTTTAATGATTGTTAAGTAGTTCATTTTTTTTCTCCTTGTTTTTTAATGTTGGAGGATCTCCCCCCAACTCTTAGAACTTACAAATTTTTTTCGTTAAGATGTATATATTTTTTTTATATTTGTTTTTATGTTTTTTTATATGTTCCTTTGTTTTTATTACCTCCCTAACCTTACCCCCTTTTTTTTAAAATGACGACTTAGTCGATCCTAGTTTTATATAGGAGGTTTTATATTATTTTTTTTTCAATGTTCAAATTAAGGGGTAAAGGCGTAGAGGTAAAGCTAATGTAAGTCTATCTCCATACCTTGCAAAACCGTGATTAATGACTAACTAAATAATAATAATTTAATACGGTTATATTTAAAATCAAGATTTAAAAAAAATTCTATAAACGACGATATAACAAAAAATATAAGATATAAGTTCAAGTAAAACTTTAAGTTCAAAAAAATTAGACAGCAAATCCTAAATTTTCGTGGTTTTTTATAGATTTTTACCTTTAAATTGTTTCTATGCCAAGATATGATTATCAATGTTTAGAAACTGGTAATATCTTTGAAGTAGAACAAAAAATGACAGATGATCCACTTGAAAGATGTACTTGTTGTAAAGAAAAATTCTTGGTAAAAAGGTTGCCAAGTTTACCAAAACTTGTCATTAATAGTAAAAGTACGATGACAGATCGTAAATTATATAAAGAATTGGATATAGATTAATGTTTGATTACTGTTCGCTAATAAAAGCTTATTGCTCATTTGCAGCTAAAGAAAAAGAGCTTACTTATTGTGGTTTAGCTACTGGTAAAAAAGTAGAAACAAGAGTAGATTATTTAAGAAGTTGTCCAAAAGAAAAATTAAAAAAGAGGAGATAGCTATGCCGTATCATTATGGAACAAAAAAGAAAAAGAAAAAAAAGAAAAAGATGAAGAAAGGTAAAAAGAAATAATGGCGAAAAATTTGAAAGGTGTTAGTCTGAAAGGATTAACCAAAGTACAAAAAAGACAGATGAGCAGACATAAGGTTCATCATACAAAAGCACATTTACGATCTATGGCAGCAGCAATGAGAAAAGGTAAAACCTTTAAACAAGCTCATACTGCAGCAATGCGTAAGGTTGGAAAATGAATGTTACCGTATCATCTGCAAGAAATTTTATACCTAAGCGTCTTTATGGTATGCGTAAAAAATCCATAAAGCAAAAATTAAAAGGTATGCCTAAAATTAAAAAGTCAAAATATTTTAGATAATATGTGGGAACTGTTTAAAGATAAAAATGAGTATAACGAAAAAAACATTATTGGTTTTTTGTCCTTTGCGTTGATGTGTGTATTTGGCATCGTAGATTTAGCAATGGGTATTATTGGAATAGAATTAATGGTAAACGACTACATCTATAACTCATTTGTTTGGGTTACACTAGGTTCATTTGGAATCGCAGGAGCAGAAAAAGTTTACAAGAAATGAGGCGATCTTTATTTCAGGAACGCACTAGGAAGTCAAATGGTGCAAAAAAAACTCGACAAGGTATGAGCCATAATACAAAGTTTGGAAATAAACAATCTAAGAAACACTATAAAAAAAAATATAGAGGACAAGGTAGATGAGTAATATAGAATTAAAAAGAGCCAATCAAATGGCTGCTATTGATTTATTAATACATAATCCTGAAATAACAAAAAAAGAACTAGCAGATCAATTAAATATGTCTGCAACAACAATACATAATTGGTTTGCAGATGACAGATTCGTAGACATGTATTATAAAAAATACATGGTGTCATTTAATGCAAAATTGCCAATGGTATTAAACAGCATGATTCGAGAAGCAGTTGAAGGTAATGTTCAGGCAGGTCGTCTAGTGCTGGAGCATTCAGGCAAACTTGTTAAAAACATTAATGTAACTGTAGATAGTCCATTTGAAAAGTTTTTGAAGGCAGAGCAAATAGACGCAGAGGACATTATAGACGCAGAAAGTCAAGAAGTTACAGAAATGATCGATACACTTCCAGAAAGAAATCCAGAAAACAACAAGCCAAGAAAAAGAGAATTAAAAGAAAAGAAAGCTGTTGATAGAATTAGAGAGGGTAAACCACCCTCAAAACAAAAAACTCGTGAGGATAGAGCAAATAGATATGCGTTGCTGCAACGAGCAAAAAAAGTTGGTTTAGATCCTCTACCTTCAAGGCGTCCTACAAATAGTGAAAGGAGAAAGTGGTTAAAAGAATTAGAAAAATTAGAATCTAAGAAACACCATACTCGTCAGGACTAATATTATATTCTTCAAATATTTCTGACATTTCCATTGATATATATGCTATATCGCTTTTATCTAATTTTTTTCTTGATTTTTGCATAGGTGCTATTTTCATACATAGAAACCCAAGTAGTTCGTTATTTGCTTCTGAGATTTCTTTTAGCTCTAGAATTATAAAATATATTTTTTGTATCAAATCTTTCATTATTATAGTTTACGCATACTTGTAGAAAGATTCCTTACAAATTCATCAAAAAACTCATCTATTTCTTTGTCTATCTTTTTTTCCATGATTTCAAACGCTTCTTCATCAGATGTAAAAAAGAATTTTCTTTGGGGTATTTTAGCAAAATCGCCCTTATATCCACGATAAGTAGTTTTATCTCTTGTAACAGATACATTGTCTTTTAAATGATCCTCATATTGTGATAGGTTTGTGCCAACTGAGCTTGTTAAATTTGTTCTATCGGTATCTACTTCAATACTTTTTTTTAATCTACCAGTATCAGTCATTATTTTATTTGTTCTAATCTTAGAATGATTACCTTGATGTTTAAATACTAAATATAATGCAGTTGAGGGAGCATATTTTTTACCAGTTATATCTTTTTGATGTCTAAATGTTTTTTGTACTTTACTCCAGGCAAACTTTGCCATGTTTTCCAAAGAAGCAAGAATGTTCATATCGAAAGCAGCTCCAGTAACTTTGTTAAAATTAAAATTTACTTTAATCTGTTGCAGGGTTATCATCGACTACCTCTATTACATTCATAGATTTATTGTCTGCAATGATTTGTATTGCATCTTCTATACTTAAATCTTTGTTTTCTTCTGCTAATAATTCTGCTTGTGTTGTTAGGTTATGTTTTAATTTATATTCATTTAACATAATCTTATCTTGTGTAGTCATTGGATATTCAACTTCAGAAAAGTCTACTTTAAATTGAGAAACTTCTGGTAAACCTAAATTATTAGTTTGAGATAAAGCATATTCAACTTTATAAAACTCTTTTTCATATTGACGATATAGTTCTTTATCATCAATAAAATCTTCGTGGCGTTCTAAGTCTTTAATCATCAAAGAGATACCACTTGGCACTTCTCCACCTGATTGTGCAAAAGTAACAAATAGATGATTATTCAACGCCACTAATTCTATTTGCCATTTTATATTTTCAATAACAGCTTCAACATTACCTTCAGGAGAAACAATATTATAAGTGCTGCCTTCAGGTAAAGTCAAAATTTCATCTGATCCTGCTCTTACATTTGCATTGTCAGAAATCAATCCAGTAACTACTGGTTGTCCAAACATCTGAAATCGTAATCCTAATTGCATTTCAGTCATTGTAATATTAATATGCTCATTAGCAGATACTAAGTCAGAAGCACCCTCCACAAAAAATGAATCAAGTTGTTCTTCTCTGTGTGTAAATACAAAAGGTAGCACACCAAGATTGTGTACTATTTCTTCCAGGATATTACCATTATCATCAAATTTTATATGAGTATCTTTATCCCAATAAGCATACATTAATTCTTTAGTATCAGATAAATCTGCGTGTCCGTGCATCATAGGGTAAACGATTGCTTCTGGTTTATAAGGATTATCTCCAAAGTATGGCTCAAAATAATAGATAGGACGATATTCAAATCGTTCTTCCATTTCATCATACATAACATAAGTGGCACAAGTACCAAGCAAACGAGTCATGCGTTCCATTTGTTTCATTCTTGCATTTTTAACTATAGTTAATTCTTGGTATCTGTCATTAACATTTCTTTTAGCACCAATGGTATAAATTTTTGACATACGATTTACAAACTTTTTTACGATGTTTGTATTGTAGTGTGGTATTTCTTGAAAGGCGTCTGATTTAAAATATCCTTCTATGTATTGGTCTGTCAAAGAACCAGAATAATAATCTAAAAACTTTCTTACTTCTTCTCTTCTTGCTTTCGCTTGTTCTTCTTTGAAATTAGTTAATGAGTCTTTTATAATTTCTTGTGGAGTTAAAACCATTTAGCTTTCCTTTTATCTTGGTATTCTTCCAACGAAATTACTTCTAATTGGAAATCTATTCAAGATAAAATATCGAAAAGCATCGCAACCATGTTCGTAGTAACCGTCCTTGATAGGATTATTAGAAATTGCCTTACCTTCTACTGCTTCTGGGAATCTGTATCCTTCAAAATCCTCTGCAATACCAACACATTTTTTGTCTACTTTTATTCTTCGTAACCCTTCTGCGTTTTCAAAAAATCCACGACAATAACTTACCCCTGCTTGTATATCTCTAGATAATCTATCCATACGATACTCCACATATATTCCATGTCTGCGTAATATGTGTATGTCTCCCATACCTGACTGTCCTTGCACAAAACTACCTGCGGGATCGCCATAATAAGTAATGACTGGATAGTTTTTTTTCTTTATCATTTCTGCTAGTTTATCAGTTGGTATATTTCTTTCATGAATTATTTCATCAATAATATTTATATGCCAATTACCGTCTTGTTTAAATGTTTGAAACCAAAGAACAGAAGGCATTCTAAATCCAAAGTCCATTGAACAATATGTAGGAAGATTTTCTTGATAAGGTACAACTCCCATATCTTTTTCTCTGTCGAATGGATATACTCTTCCTTCCATTGATGTAAACTTTGCTGCAAATTCCTGATCAAATAATTCTTTGGACATATTTCTTTTTCTTTCCTGGATAAAAGAATCTTTCTTTCCTTCTGGAAACGCATATTGATTTTCCCAACTTGGAGATTGTTGCGAATACCATTGAGGATCTGTTTGTCCTAATAAGTATAAATCATAAATCCAATTAAACCCTTCAGGAGTTGTAATAAATATGGCTTTACCTTTTCTATCTACAAGAGTTGGAGATAGATACATATCCCATATCCTTCTTGGCATTTTTGCTGCCTCGTCTATAATTAATAAATCTACACCTTCTCCAACCAACGAGTCTGGATTTTCGCAAGACATTCCTTCTACTGTTGTACCCCATTTGAATTTTATATATTGCTCTTTTTCAGATGCTCTATCAATATCGTTTGCTTTACCTGCAACCATATCTTTCCAAATTTCTCGGAACATTAATCGTGACTTTTTATACGATAGTCCTACTAACCATATTTTTTTATTGGGTTGTGCTGCATAAAATTCAGCTTCTCGAAATGCTGCAGTAGTTTTACCATATCTTCTACCACAGATATTTACAAAATAAGATGCGTCAGGTTTGTCAGGGAAATGTAATTTTCTTTGCCCTTCGTGTGGTTGATAATTCATAAAATCAAACCACTTTTGCTTGAACTCAAACTCTTTATTTTTCTTTGACATTCTAATTGTCATTAATTTAAATCATAATTAACTTAATACCATAATATAATCCACTTAAGGAGTAAAAATGTCTGAAGAAACACAGAATACAGCCGTTGAGGAAGCTGTAAAAGA